TCAAAATTTTAATCCATATAAAGTTACTCCAGATGGAAAACATATGGTAAATCCTCTTTCTGCATTAAAATGTTGTGAGTGTTGGAAGCAAGCAACTTGTAAAGATTTTAGATTATCTGAACTTGATGATTGTGTAGATTATGTAAATAATTGGGAATATTCGCATAGAAATTATAATCAAACAAATTGCGATATAGATCGTGTTTTTATTCCAGATGGTATTCGACCCTTTTTTACAACAAAAAAAATCATTTCAAAAGGTTTATATAATTGCAGTACATGTGGTTGTGCTTCTAATTATTGTCCAGATGGGGAAACATGTGAATGGTATGGTGGCTACGACAAAGCATGTGATTGTTTAGGAGGGGTAAATTGTGATGCTTTAGGATCGGTAGGAGGGGCTGGGGGGTCTTGGCAACCGTGGGGAAGTTGTTTGACGTGTTGGTGGTGTCTCCCTCCAAATTGTAATGTGTGTGCTTCAGAGCCAGAAGATGTGGGAGGTATTATTGGAATGCCAATGACACCAAATCCACAGCAGTGTATAGTCGAGGGTCAAATTCCAAGAGGAAGCACTTGTCCTTACGATGAAGAGGCACAAGCAGTGGCGATTGCTACTGGAGTCCCAAACAATCCATGCTATGAATGCATTGACTGTGATAAGGCTACTCAAGAAGAAAAGAATCAATATAAAGATGTTTGTGAAGGTTTGACTTGTATAGATTCTTGCGGAGCCGACTATTACGAGGAAAAACCCAATTTTGATTGTCCCAATGCTGGAGATGTATGGATGCAAAGTTCATGCGGACCAAATCCTCAAGTGCAGTGTTGGAGTTGTACACCGGATCCTACCGACTGTGTGACTTGTCAGAATGATCAATGTCCTTCTGGGTCTGAATTCCCAGTTGATGGAATATGTAAGGAATATTGGCACTTAGACAGTTCTGTTCAAAGCTTTGGTGGTACTACTACATTCCCTTGTCAAACATGTGATTGCTGTGTTCCAGATGATTGTACTAAATGTTCTGGATATTATAAAGATCCACCAACAAATTGTCCAGCAGGACAAAAAGCGGGTCCTAGTGTTTATAGTCCATGTTCAGATGCTGGAAAATCAAGTTGTTATAAATGTGTTTCTGATACCCCACCAACAAAAAATGATTGTACGGATCCAACATATGCAGCCCAAAATACATGTGCATGTACCGGTGTGGGTTGTCCAGTAGATTGTGCAGAGTATGGGTGTGTATGTCCTGGGGGTGGTTCTGGAAATAGCAATCCTCAGTGCGGTGTTGGGTATACCCCAAAAAGGTGCAGTCCTGGTTCAAATACACCACTAAATCCATCAGGATTTAGTCAATGTGAATTTTGTGAATATTGTGAACAAAATCTTGATGATTGTTCGCCTTGTGGCTATATGACTGATAAACCAGATTGTGGTTTATCAGATCCATCGAGGTCAGTAAAATGCGGAACTAGTAATTGCTGGACTGCTTGTCAGTATATTGACTGTGTAGAATGTAATAATACTCAATGTGATGCTGGTCATATTATAAATTCTAGTGGTAGTCAGTTTGTTAATGATTGTCCTTCTGGATATCATACTGATTATGTTAATCTCCCCAAATCTACTGGTAATGGTCTTAGTATTGGATGTATGGAGACTTGTGAATGCTGTAAGATAGATAGTTGTGCTTCTTGTGGAAGTCAATATTCTCATACTCCACAAACAAATTGTCCTTCAGGACAGCTTCCTACACCAGTTTCTAATGCTTGTGAAGATGCTGGATTTACTAATTGTTATGAGTGTCAAGCTACATATTAAGATTATAGATAAAAAATAATTAATTATTTTTTATCTATATTGACTTTGTATTGTTATGTATTAAAATATATAACAAACATTATGTTAATAGTAATTCCCGTATCATATTCTGATAGCAACTTGATTGATAGTTTTTCAAAAGTTTTAAAGGTATTTGGTCCGTATCCAAATCATGAAATTTTAATTGTATCTAGACCATATGATTTAAAACATTCACTTAAATTATTATCAAATATAAAGGGACTATTTAAAAAAGAATCCCTTCATATTTTTAATAGAGAAGGTATTAAAAATTGGCCAGATGGACCTAATTTTTATTGGAGTGAAACGATTAGATATTTATATAAACAAGAATATGAGATTCCTTGGTTTTGGATGGAACTAGATACTACTCCAATAAAACATAATTGGATAAATGATTTAGAATTTGAATATAATACTTCAAATTCGCTATATACTGGTTGCATAGAAGATACTCCATATATGGAAAGGAAAGGTGTTGCATTACCACCATCAAAACATGTGGTTGGTGTTGCTGTATATCCTCCTGCTTATATAATGGGTCTTACAATTCCAAATCTTCTTTTTGTAGAAGAGTCTGGAATTGCATTTGATGTTTTCTGCCAAGACTATACTACACCAAAAGCAAAACAATCTACCATATTACAACATTGCTTCAGAACACAAAAGTATAGAAGAGGAGAAGATGGAATGTTAATCGGAGAAGAATCCGTTTTACAGAGAGGAAAAGAAATAAACACAACAAAAGTTTTTGCTGTACCCGTAAAACATTCCACTTCTATAGTTCATGGATGTGATGATGGTTCTTTAGCAAGTTTAATCTTTAAAGAAAATCAGTAAAACTTTTAATTTAAAACAAAAAAAACACACTCTTTCGAGTGTGTTTTTTTTTAATATTAAATATTATTTATTTTAATTTGAAATAAATTTTATAAATAAAACATGCAAATAAATGCACAATCAATCCTGAAAATGGATATGAAAAATATCCTAATACACTAAAAAGAGGATTATAAAATAAAGATGTTAAAACACCCATCCAGAAACTACTACACTCTGGACATATTAGAGGTTTCCTGATATATGGAACTCTTGCAATTAGGTTTCTTACAGGAGAAAATATATCAGAAAAACTCCACATGAAACTTACACTCAATCCTAATATGATGTAAGTTAGTGTTTCAAACAGTATCATATGAAAAATACTTGTACAGTTTCGTCATCCAATTTTATTAAAGAAAAGTTTCTCCAACCTGCTCTCATGTTTACAAGTTTTTGGTAAAATTCTTTCCACTCAGCAATTTTAACTATGTCAGTAGTTCCTGCAAGTGGGATAATAGTATTGTTTTTTTCTATTTCAGAAACATCAATATCTTTATCGAACTCACTTAAATAAAGATTCAAGAAGTGTGCGGTTTTTTCTTTGTTTGTATTAACAAATGCTTCTACTTTTTGTCTACAAGAACAATTTGGATTTGTAGATGCAGATTCAATATCAGCATAAATTTCTGGAGCAAATGCTTGAAATCTAGTTTTAAAAACTTGATCTTCAGATACGAGTTTTAAGAATATTTTTGATAGGAACGAATAGTTTGATTGAAATGTTTTCATGTTCAGTAAAAATTTAACATTTTAATATAAAAAGTCAAGGCCTTTTAAATAGGACCAAAGAAATTTACAAAATGCTTGTAGATTCTTTGATATATATCATTAATTCTATTATATTGATGTACTATTGAAAATTTTACTTTATTTGTGTTAAAAACTCTACCGTTATCATATATGCTAATTTTATCTATAAACAATTCTTTATAATGGTGATATACATGCAAATTACAACAAAATGCACTTTCTAATTTTTTAATATCTACTTTAAAATCGTCTATGTAAATTATTTTTTGTATGATTGGTTGGTCTGATCCGTGTATATGCACTTCTATATTTTTACTTTCTTCTATAACTTTTTCACAAAAGTTTATAAAAACATTTCGTTCTCCACCAAAAACACCTCCACATAATACCTCTTTGTCTTTTAATTTTTCATACACAGAAATATCATAAATATTTTTTATAACCTTAGAATTCCATTCTTCATCTTTTATTAATATATCCTCTGAACTAATGATCAATTCATCCGACAAATGATCAAATGGATTTGATTGAAAGAACACATCCGATACGTCTGTATGTAAAACTTTTTTATATTGTGTATTTTTTTCTAAAAAATCTTTATATGCAAAATATCTATCAATAAATAAATCATTTGTTTTTCTATTATGTTTATATACAATGACACCAAAAGATTCTAACTGATCTATCAAATAAGAATCTGGTTCCTCATCTGCTATGCAAATTGCAACATCATATTCATATGAAGAAAACATCATAGAACTTTTTACATATGCCATTAAAGCGTTTGTATCTTTGTTATTAATCAAATAACCCAATATAACTTTATCATTTTTATAGTCATATGGAGATATTTTTTTAGGGACAACTATATGCTTATATATATTTTCCGATAATTTTATAAGATCTCTAGTACTTCCGTTGATATCAAAATTTTTGATATCATTTTTTTCTTCTGTAAAAAATATATTTTTTACAGTATTTGCATAATTCTTTCCATTAAATTTTCTTAAATGATTTTGAAATTTCTTTTCATATTTAACATTCCAATCATCTTTGTCTATTTGTAACAATCCAGACATTGATAGTTTTTTGTATAAATCATTGTCCTCTCCTCCCCATCCCCAAAACGAATTAGAATACCCACCTACATTTAAAAAAGAATCCATCAACATCAAACAACTTCCATAATCTCCTATGTTATAATAATATTCATTTTCATTTGGAAAATTCAAATCTCCTTCTAGTGGATATATATCAACATGATGTATAAACAACCATTTATACTTTTTATCTTTTATAAAATTTATAGTAGAATTTACACAAAGACCAGCATTCCAATCACCAGTTTGATCCAATTCACATATTAAAATATCATATTCTATATTTTGTTTATCAAAATACTTTGGAGCATTTTCTAAAAATTCTTTTAAATGTTCCTCTCTATTCCTATAAGGAACTACTATCAATAAGTCTTTCATTATAGATTGATGATGGTTTTATTTAACCACTCCATAGATTCTGCATATGGCCATATAATAAGCACAGATGGTTTCTGTGCAGGACTATAATAATTAAATACAAATTCCTTTTCACGTTTAATACCATCCAAGAGATCTTTGTCTTCAGAGTATAAAACATCTTGTCTATAAATCTCATTGTTTGTTTGATCCTTGAATATAAATGCCCAAAATCTATAAGGTTTTGTTTTGTCTATGATATTATAATTCCATTTGATTGTTTCTCTATGTTCTTTAATTTCATACGACCATTTACTAAAATCACTTAAGTCTCTAGGGGGTTCCTTTCCGTCTATTGTATCTAAATGTAAAATGTTTCTAGTATAGTCAATTCCAGAATAATTCTGATACTCTTCTAATGTTCTTTTATTTCCTAAATTATATATTCCCAAATTTATATCAAATTTTCTTTTTAAAAGACAATCATTCCTAATGTCCGCTTGTAATGAATTATTACCCCAATCGGAATGATCATCCCAATGTTTAGGATTTCCTTTTCTTATATAATAGTGCCATATTATTATTTTATGGGGATGATATAGATTATAACCATGAGTATATAATCTAATAGATAAATTCATTTCCTCTCCTATGAAATATAAGTTAGGATCATATGGAACGTCCTTTATCATTTGACCAATTGAAAAAACAAATCCAGCAGCAAGGTGAATAGCTCTTATTGGGGATTTTATATCCTCCCAATTCGGTAGAACTCTTGGTCTTTGTTGTGTTTTTCCGTCTAAAATAGAATGTGTATGTATAACATAAGGGGTTTTAACCCATTTTTCTTCTGGAAGATTAGGATAGTAATCAGAAGGATATGTTGTTAGTACAGCATATGGATCGTTCATTGATTCCCACATAGAAATCAACTCTTCATCCCAGTTTTGAATGAATCTAGTATGAGAATCTATTTGTAATGTATATTTTTCATCTGAATATAACGAATTGATCTGACTTCTAGCCCAAGATGCTCCTTTAGATTCTTTATAAGGAATATCCAATATTTTAAATCTCTTATCTTCTTTATATTTGCTTAAATTTTGTTCATTAGAATGTTGCCATGCTATTCCAAATACTAAATTTTCTGGAAACTTTGCCTTAGAAATACAATCTTCTATAGTAGGGATCAATTCAGTGTCTCTATAAGAAGCAATTTGTACAAAAATACTATTCATATTATTATATATATCTACAGTATCAAATTTTGTCAATATAATTTGTCTAGATATTTTGAGTTTTATATCTAAATATTAGATACTACAATGGCATCAACGAAAGCATATACTATAACAACCGAAGGCACTTGGCCTAACGAAAAATATGTTGTTGGTTTAGATGGAAATTTGATTGATCCTGCTTTACATTCAATTCCAGCATATAATTATTTCAGATTTAATAACTCTATAGATGTTCCTATAAACTATTATAATTCATATGATTATTTAAATTCTGCTCCAGTCTTTGATACTCAAGGTCTTAATGCGATTGATACAACTGCATCTACGTCTTTAGTTTGGAATGTATCTTCCGAAAGAAGATTATTTAATATAGGAAATACATTTAATACGTTAGCCATAGATATAGCACCTGGTAGTAATATTTCAAACAAATATTATTGCTATTATATAAATCCTAAAAGATTATTATTAAAACCAACATCTAAACCAACATTTAATGGTACTAATTGGACATTAAATACAGAAACAGTTTTAAAAGACGAATATACTAGATTTTATCTATCATCTGCTTCTGATGTTTCTGGAGCACTTGAAATTAGAAAAGAAAATGTATCAAAGCCCACTACAAGTTCTTTACCAATTAACAACTATTCAATTGTTTACAATATGTCTAGTTGTAGAATGAGAAATAACATACCAGTTATTTCATTTACTCCTACAAACAATCCTATATTTTTATCTACTGTATTAGAACCATCACCAAGTACTTCTGTAGATAAATCAAGAATTAGACCAGATAGTACATTTGTAACATATAGCGTAATTTTTTATGCAGACTATGGTCCTTCAAATGGTGGTATAAAAATGGGAAATTTAGGACAAGAACGATTTGATAATGTTGCAACATATGGTTCATTACCAACACTAAAATCTTCTTATATAATGACCGATAAATTTCCTGTAGATTTATCAACAAAAACACAAAACGATAAACAAATATTTCAATTATTACAAATAAAAAACGACAGTAGTCTTTCGGATCTTTCAGATACAAAATATTGCGTATTATGTGCTACTTTTAATTTATCAGATAGTAATTTTACGTATTTAAGCAAAAATTATTTTACAGGAACTACTATAGTAAATACCATCACGGGTTTACCTGATACTAACATAGGAGTTAGTTATATAGCAGATTGTCCAACGTTACAATTTACACAAGAAAAGTGGCAAGATACTGTTAATTCCGTAACAACTCCATTAGGAGTTCCCCTCACGGGATCTAGTTCTACACATTCTAGTATAGATTGGGTGACTAAATATCCTCCACATTACTACTCATACAAAGCATCGTTAAAAGATGATAATGATCCATCACAATCATTGATGGAAACTTCGGACTTAACTTTCTTTTTAAGATCTCCTATAATTTCTCAAGAATATACTCCTAAAGGATGGAATTATTCTGCTACACTTTCTACATATATAGGTTCTGATCATGATTTTGTTACATATGATCTTTCATTTGGTGCTCCCGATGATTATATAAAATTTACTCCAAGTCTAGATGCATCGAATGTTATATTAGATGATGTTTATGCTTATTACGGATCTTCTTTAAATATTCCATATGATTTAAAATCATCTCCTTGGATAAAGGCATCTGATGCAAATCAATTAAAAATATCTTATCCCTTTGAAAAACATGGTGAAATTGAATTTACAATCCTTTCTACTCTTTCTAGTTTTGCAGGAATTTTAGACTCATTTGAAAAAACAAATATTAAATTAGCCATAGGTCAGCCTCCTAATAATAGTGGACAACCAATTTTTATTTCAAAGATATTTGAAGTTGCTGATAGACTAGAAGCAGATTCATCATTCTTAGTTAATGATACGTCTTGGCCAACAAGAGATCTAAATGGTTCTAATATTTCTTGGTTTGTAGAACCAATAAATTCTACCACAAGCATAAATGCTGTTGATTTAAATGGAAAGTATTTACAATCAATAACTCCGGGACAATCTATTTTATTCAACTCTAATACACAAACAGTTGCCGTTTCTGGATATGGTCCACAAACTATAGTATTAACTCTTTCATCACAGAAATATAATGAAACTACAAGCGTGTCATCAGTTTCTTCGCTTTTCGATTACTTTTCAGAAGGATATTTGTTAGTTGGTTCTCCTAATGGAGTTAACAATCTTAATAAAACAAGATCTTTATATTTAACTGCTGCTGTTCCTTATAAGGGAAGACAATATGATATTCCACAAAGCGGTAAAATATGTTGGACTTGGTCTTACAATGGTCAAACATATGATACTTCTCCAGTTTCTGCTTATTATATAGCAGACAATACTCCATATGTATTTGGTACAGACGATTCTAATATAGTATTGAGTTCTATTTATTTTGAAATAGAACCTCCATATAATACTGTACCTAATTTAAATAACTTTGATGTTCTTGCGAGTATTGACACACCAAAAGGATTAATAGATGGAACATATAATATATTATTAGATGATTTTCCTAATCCATCTATTTTTAATACAGATTTCTTAACATATTATAGCAGTTTTGATAACTATACTACTGTTTATAATCCATTAGTATCTAATGATATATCAAATACAAGATTAACTAAAAACGTAATTACAAGACCTAATAATAATACAAATGCATTTAATTTATATAGTCATAGTGATGTTATACCAAGATTTGCATCAACTTCTACTATAATATGGAATGTTTCTAGTACAGACAATGATTTATATGATGTTAATAACACTAACACTATTTCATACACAAAAAATAAAAAATCAGATACAATAATATCATTAAGTGCCTTAAATGCTATTGTACCTGGTTGGACGTTTCCTCATAACATTAAAAGTGAATTATCAATTCATATATTAGATGAAAATGAATTTAATAAAAATTTAGAATTTATAAGCATACCAGAATATTTTTGGAATAGTGGTAGGTATGCAACAGTTTCAGATACGAGCAACTTCACACAAATACAATCTTCAAATAAATTTGGAACATTTGGTAATAAAAAATCAAATAGTCAAACTTATTATCTATCTACAAATAAACCATATTCAAATGATTTGATATATACAATGGGCATATCATCTCCATTTACAATATTTGATGGCGTTACTTCTAGTTATGAACTTATAGACATTCCATATAGAACTGAAATGTTTACTTCTAGTGGATTATATATATCAGTATTTGCATATGATACTCTATATTACCCAAGAAAAATGGGTCCAACGTATAAAATACCAGATTCTGGTTCTTTAGTAACGAAGTCTTTTAATATAAAGGCAGAAACACTATCAAATAGTTCAAATTTATTACGAAATACATTAAAACTTAAAGATTATACTGATATAACATTTTCATTTTATCCTTTAGCAACTTCTATAAATGTTGATACTGATAGAACAATTTCTATAACACAAAAAATAAGCACAAATCCTTTAGAATCACCAGTTCAAGTTGATTATGGAACAATAACATATACACTTTCAACATATTTTTGGAAAGAACAAAAAGTTGTTCCTGCCGTAGATGGAACCTTTAATTTATTTAATATAAACATTGGTGATAAATTTAAAACATTAACAGTAGATAATAGAAATAATACTATGGTTTTACAAGCATCTGCAAATGTTTATAAAAAAGTACCATCATCTACCTTTAATGATTATGCAAATAATCAATATACAAACGAAAGAGATTTATGGAATTCTGTTAATCAAATAACACCATTTATTTCATCAGTTAATATAAAAACCAATAGTGATGTTGCTATTCCTTCTATTTTCATATCAACTGCATATACACTAACCGGATCTAATATATTCATACAATTCGATACACCAGAATATCAAACAAATAAAATTGTTGCATATATGGCAAATTTCGGAGAAGCAAATTCATATAAAATACTTTCATATGATTCTACTTTATTTTATAACTATAAAAACTCAGGAACTTATTATATATCATATAGTGCATTGTTTAAAGATGGTTCATACTTAGAATTTAAAAATCCAAATCCAATAATTGTAAAAGATAGTTGGGAAGTTTATGATCCAAATGCTTTAAGATTTGTAGAAGAAACTATACTATCTCTTCCTTATTCAAATGATCAAGTATTGATACAACCCAATGAATGGGGAGATGAGGACATATTCAATTCAACAATTTCTAGATTAAGTGATAATTTGGATTATTTAATATCTAATGTACAAACACTAGATACCAAATCTCCTACATTACTTTTTGGTTGGTTAGGAACGAATCCAAATTATCTAGCTAATGGTATTAGATGGTATACTAAAGACACAGATTCATTTATATACGATGCACCAGAGTTTTCTGTTTCTCAAGGAAGTTCTTATTTCTCAAACATAAAAGATGCATCAGAAGTAAATGATCGTATGTTTATTTTAGAGGGAAATACCTTCAAAGCTCTTTCTTCTACATATTTTGCACCAGATATTAATTTAAATGGTACAGATGATCTTAAAACTACTCTATTAAATCCTGTTTCATTGGAAATGAATGAAGATGGAACTGTTGCTTACATAGTAGATCCTCCTAATAATAAAGTTTATAGATTTGATTTACAATTTTCTACTACACCTCCAGAGTTAAATTACAGTATAAATATCGGTGGATTAGGAACTTCATTTGATAATAATAAATTCAATTCTCCTTCAGAAATATCATATGCTTCAGGAAGATTATATGTATTAGATTATAATAATGATTGTATTAAACAATATAATTCACTGTTAAATTGGAGATATACATATAGAAATCCTATTTTTGAAGTAGAACAACCAATTACAATAGCAGCACATCCTAAATTTAATATGTTGTATGTGTTAACAGATAATAAAATTATATATATTTTTGATGATTTATCATCTGATTATATAGCATCATTCAACATAAAGGAAGTAGTTGGAGATGTAATAAAAATGTCTTTTGATGAATCTGGGGATTTTATATACATACTAACTACTAATAATGTTTACAAATACTCTCCTTCTGGATATTATATTACTACTTTAATAGTATCAAAATCTATTTTAAATTTTGTGAGCATTAAAAAAGCTAGTAATCGTTCTATGCTTTTAATAACAAAAAACAGTGTAATAAAAATACAAGATATTCTATCTGTTTATAGGATAGGTGGAGGAATTCATTCCGAGTATTGGTCAAAAGATCAATTATTGATAGATAGAAATGAGTTTTCATCTGATATCAATTATAATAGAAGTTTAATAAGAATGGGGCAAAATATTAAAACATTTAGAAAAACTTTAAATTATAAATTGGTATTGGCTACAGAACAAACGAGCAATGGTATTGTTACATATTTTGCAAAAGCACCTATATCATACACCGAACTTCCAATGTTTGATGATACTATAGAGTTAGATTCTATAGGAGTAGGTATAAATGAATTACATGTTCCTCAGACAATTAATAAAGAATTAATAAAACTCCAAAATGCTTTAATGAGTTTAAAAGATTTTTTAGATATTAAACAATTGACGTTAGAAAACTCTAAACTTTTAGATAAATGTGGAGGCGAATTTTGTTGGTCATGGGGTGCTATGAGTTGTTATAATTTTAAATTACCAGTAATTCGTATTTGTAACATAAATCCAATTACATATGAAGAATTAGAAAATAATTCTATTACTGTTTATGCTCCCAATAAAAGTTGGAATTTAGCAACTTCTGATTGTTGTAGTAAAGTACCAACGCCATTTACCGGATTAAACTGTTCATTTTAATAAAATATTAAGATGTATAATATAAGTATTTGTAAGTTCAAAAAAGTGACCTATAAAATAGGTTCCAATATAAATATTGTGACTTGAGAATAATATGAGTAATAGATTTCATTCAAAATGGCATAGACGTAATCACCATACCTACGGTAATGGTAGCAATCCAGATGCAGGGCATGATCCAATAGCTAGTCAACAGCAACCCTTTCTTGGGGAATTTGTTTTATCTGGCTCTTTAAGTGCAGTTGCACCTTTAAGTGCATATGCTGCTTTTTTATACACAGATAATACAGCACTTTGTGCATATGCTGGAATCAGGGGAGCATTGATACATAGTGAAGGATATTTGGGTGCTGAGATTTGGAGTACCAAATCTACTGCTATTTCTTCATATGCTCCAAAAGTTTCAATAGAAGCAGCATCTCCAATGAGGGCATTGAGTGCTTTTGGTGGTTATATTGCGGGTGAATTTTACTCAAGCATAAGAGCAATATCTGCAAATGCACAATTTGTTGGTATTGATGTTTATAGTCCTAGAAGAGCATTATCCGCACTTGGAGGACAAATTGCCTTAGAAGCAGTTTCTCCAATGAGAGCATTGAGTGCTTTTGGTGGTTATCTAGGATTAGACGTTTATTCAAATTCAAGAGCTATTTCTGCTTATGGACAAATCGTTGGTGGAGAATTTTATAGTCCAAGAAGAGCATTATCCGCATATGGTGGAGAAATTGGAATAGAAACATTTTCTCCAAATTGGGGATTATCAGCATGGGGTGGATATGTAGGAGTTGAATCATATTCAAATAACAGAGCGGTATCTGCTTATGGACAAATCGTTGGTGGAGAATTTTATAGTCCAAGAAGAGCATTATCCGCATGGGGTGGAACTGTTGGATTAGACGTTTCCTCACCTTATTGGGGTGTTAGTGCTTATGGTGGATTGATGGCCATTGGTGCATATTCTGATAATGTTGCATTGTCTGGTTATGGTGCATTAACTGGTCTTAAAATCGAAGGTGGAACTGTTGGTGGTATGTTTCATAGTCCATTCATATCACTTTCAACTGGTGGTGGTGGAATAAATGTATTTAATAGTAGAACAGGAATATACAAAACACCAGAAGATTATTACGGACTTTCACAAAGAGGACAAGTAGTTCTTGATGTTGGTGGTGATGTTTGGATTAACGGAAGCACTACTATAACAGGAGATCTTTCTGCATTAGGAAGTATTTCATATCTTGATACTAAGGTTCAAATAACAAGTTCATTACTTGTTAATAATGCTGGTACAGATGCAGCAACTACAATAATTCAAACAGGTGCTCAACCAATTTTACAATGTTTTGATCAAGATATCGATGCTCCTCATACAAAAGCAGCTTTGATGGTTGATGGTGCATCTAATGGATGGATTGGCTTTGGTGTTAATACACCTACTGCTCCATTTAATATTGTTAAAGACAATAGTGCTTCTGAATTAGGAAGTTCCGATCAACCACATGTTAGAATATATGATGGAACTACTAATAAAATTATTATTGGTACATATGGAACTAATAATAGCGGATCCAATCCAGGTGCTGCAACAAATCCATATATAGGAACAGAAAATGCAGCACCATTTGACATTTATACAAATAATCAACAAAGAATATCCGTGTTATCAAATGGAAATGTTGGAGTAAATGCTACAACACCAACTGCTAAAATGGCAATATTAGGAGATAGTAACGGAACAACTGCATTATCTGCATGGGGATCTGCTTACGGTGCTATTATTGCTGGTGGAATTACAAACATAAATTATGATGGTGGTGGTTCTACATACATTAATACAAACAATACAGTTGCAACTAATGTTGGTATTGGAAATACTTCAACTACATTAACTACTCTTGGAGTTACTACGATTAATAATAATGCAGGAACAAATACAACAGATATAGCAACTGGAACAACTACTGGTACCGTAAACATAGCAACAGGACAAGGTAGTATTAATGTTGGTAATAATACTGTTGGTGTTACTACAACTCTAAACGGTGCTACCATAAATGTAAATGGAACAAGTGTTAATATAGGAACGGCATCCACATCAACTTTAAATATTGGAACTCAAACTGGTTTAGCAACGACACAAGGAAATAGTACTGGTAATCATACATTAAATAGTAACAACTTAACTGCTCCTAATCAAGTTGTTGGTTCAGACTCTTCTGTTTTAACAAGATCTGCTGGAGATACTAGATATCGTCCAACCGTATATAATAATACATTATCTTCTGCTAACAGTACAACAACACTAGCAAATACTGTTGGTGGTATAACATTGGAAGCTAATACTACATATGAGGTAACAGCAGTTGCCGTTATAGGTGTAGTTGGAAACTTCCCTGGCTCTCCGTCTAGTCCAGATATAGGAAGCAAGGTTGCATTTGAAGGTGATGGTACATTGACATTTGTACATTATTTTATGGATGAAATGTCTTATACCTCTACATCTCCAACATCTCCAACAAATACAACATATTCGGGTGCTCCTAATAGTTCTAGTATGTCAGCAAATACTACTACTATAACATCATCCTCTGGAGCAACAAATTATCATAGAAGAAGAATGACATTGAGAACAGGAACAGGAGGAACTCTTTATTTGAAAAATGCTGTTAAAACGGCAGGTGGAACTAATAATTCAACTCCAACAACTGGTTCTTTCATCTTTGCTAGAAAAATAGTATAAAATACTATCTATTTTAATATTTTTCATTAAATATTACTAATGAATTCTAAAACACTTTTTGTTAATGCCTTACCGAGTGTGGGATTTACGTCTACAGCACCGTTTGAATTGACATTAAATCCGTCTGCATTAAATCCATTTTCAAAAATATATAAAATAGAATATGATTTTGGAGATGGATTTATATTTGAACAAAAATTGACTTTAGATTCTAATAAAATTACTAATTCTGTTACACATGTTTATCATTTAACAAGTAGTTTTATTGGAACATTTAATGTTAATGTTAAAACATATTTAATAAACAAAGCACTTCCGGTTTCATATGGATTTACTTTGAGATTAAATGCACCTACGCTAGAATCAATATCTAATCCAAATACAGCAGTACCAGCACTTTTAGATGAACTCCATTTAATAGGATCTAGGATGTTTGGATTTAATAATGAATTAGTTTATATTTTTGAAAGCATAAATCCAAATTATACTTTACCAGTATCTGTGATATGGAACGATAAAAAAGATATTACAATAACAACAACAAATAAAGAACTATCATTCTTTGAAATTGTAGAACAAGGTGTTGGTAATCGTCCGTATAAATTATTGGCTCCTTTTGAAAATGAAGTAGTTACTAGCATAGATACAGATTCTCATATAATTTCTGTTAATTTTGGAGATTCTGCTTCTGCCTACAATAATCCAGACGATATCTATATAACAAACGTATCACCTCCGATACTTATTTTAACTCCTACAGCAACTCCTACAGCAACTCCTACAGCAACACCTACAGCAACAATTACTCCTACACCTACTCCTACACCTACTCCTACAGCAACACTTACACTACCAAATTCAACACACACACCTACTCCAACACCTACAGCAACACCTACTCCTACAGAAACATCTACAGCCACACCCACATCAACACCTACAAATAGTGGAAATTTTTTCGTATCATGGGTATTAGATCAAGACAGTCAAGACAGTCAAGACAGTCAAACATATTTTTAATAAATACAAAGGTTAGTGTATAAATATTACCAATACCATGTCAAATATAAATATAGTAAATCCAAGTAAAATAACAACATCTACTAAGCATTTTCATTCCCCTTATGTGGATCTTTATATTCCGATTTTAAATAATCCTCATGGAAGTAATAAACAACTTTTTGTTTCTACCTTATTTGCATCTGATGTTGGAACTTATAATAAATGTTATAAAACAACTACATATGACGATTTAATCAGAATACCTTTACAAAGAGTTGCGACATCAGATGCAACTGGTAACTATCTTTCTAACTTTATAGATAAAAACGCAGGATTTTATATAGATCAAGGAGAGTCTTTGATATTATATGTTAAAAAAGGAACTTATGGTTATATAACCTTCGTAGAATTATTTTCAAATGAAAATACAACAACTACTACTACACCTATTATTTCAACATGGTCGGATTCTGTAAATACTCATGAAGTTGTCGTGGATAATCGTAATACTATTGTTTTTGATAAAAAAATAGTATATGGACAAGGCATTTTTATTAGTTATTTGAATAATATTCTTCATAGTCCTAAATCTAATGCTTCGCAAGAAGAAATATTTGAAGAAATTTCATATAGTTATGATGGTATATCATGGAAAGGAATTTATCTTAACATACCAAAACCACCAAGTGATACTCGTACATTTATATCCAACATGACACATGGAGGAGGAAAATTTGTTGCTATCACTCATTATTGGAACGGAGTTGGTATGTACGCACTGGTTAGTACCGATGGTGGAATTTCATGGAAACGTTATGTAATTAATAAAGAAACAAACTCATTGTCACCAAACTATATTCCAAATATGTCAACTATGTGTATGACATATGGTAATGGAAGATTTGTTATGATAGGAAAAGTTGGGAATAATAATTACTCAATATATAGTGATGATGGGATAAATTGGTCAAGAGGGAGTTTCCCAACTTTTGTGTTTGATTTTCATGATATGACATATGGTAATGGAAAATTTGTAGCTGTTTACAAACACAACAATTTTAATCAACAAGGGGTAATTTATAGTACTGATGGTATTACATGGAGTTCATCTAATTTGGTGTCATTACCAATGACACCAAATTATACTAAGGATGTTGATAATAATAAAAGAAAATTAACATATGGAAATGGAATTTTTGTTTGTATTGGAGATAAAGATAAAGTATTTTATAGTAGTGATGCCATAACATGGAATACTTCAAGTTTACCAGTATACAAAACTATTGATACTAAAGTAAATGATATTACTTGGAATTCAATATCATATGGAGATGGATATTTCTTTGCTATTAAGGGTTATTCATCCTTTGCAGCATATAGTACTGATGGAATAACATGGAACACAAGTAAATTACCAACTAATCCTTATTGGTCTTCACTAGAATATGGAAATGGAAAATTTGTTGCCGTTTCAAAAGATAGCGGAAACGTTGCATATATTCAAACGGGTGTTTCTGCTCCAGTTCCTACACCAACTCCTACCCATACACCAACACCAACAATTACACAAACCCCATTGGCATATTCAACATTGCCTACCACTCTCGACGCTAATAATGTAGTAAGAATTGGAAATTATTCTTCAATAACATATGGTGGTGGAAAATTTGTTTCTATTATGAAAGGGGATGTTAACATTAATCAAATTAAAACAGCAGCATATAGCAATGATGGAATAACTTGGAATTCCTCTACTTTACCTTTTCATGGAAACTGGAATTCAGTAACATATGGTAATGGAACTTTTGTTGCATCTGCGAATTTTAGCTTCAGTGGTGGAAATTATGGAGGAATTAACAGATTAATTTATAGTACTGATGGAATAAATTGGAATCAAAGTTCTAGTAATAATACTACTGATGCAAATTGGACTTCAATAACATATGGTAATGGAACTTTTGTTGCGGTTTCTAATTCTAATTCTCCCTGGGGAGGTGCAATCTATAGTACTGATGGAATCAATTGGACTAGATCTTCAACAACTGGTGGTCTTGTTTCAGTTGCATATGGGAATGGAAAATTTGTAGCTATTAGTCAATATAACGGTGTGCTTATCAGTACAAATGCAATAAATTGGACAGCAACTATCCCTAGTGGTTGGAATAGACCCAATAACACAACATATTATAAAAATATTGTATACGGAGGAGGAAAATTTGTTGTTAATTTTTATGCTAATGATGCTTTTAATAACACAATAAAAGTTAGTGATGATGGGATAAATTGGACTACTGCTACGATATCTAATATTTTAAATCAAGGCATAAAAAGCATCATATATGATGGTCAAAAATTTATTGCTTCTAATAATAAAAAAATTTATTATAGTTTTAATGCTATATCTTGGACATATTATCCTGATGTTTTATTACCATTTGATGTTTCAGATGTTATTGGTGCAAACGGAATGGTGTATGCAGATGGAAAATATGTTTGTATTTCAAGTAACTTCACATGTTATTTTGAACTACCAAATCTTATAGATGTATCAACACCAACAGCTACACCAACAGCTACGCCTACACCTACACCTACACCTACAGCTACAAATACAGCTACAACAGTTACGCCTACATCTACACCAACAGCTACACCAACAGTTACGCCTACAGCTACACCAACAGCTACATCAACAGCTACACCTACTTATGAAATGTGGAGTTCTAGTAATTTAATAGAGTCTTCTGCATGGACATCAGTAGCATTTGGAAATAATAAATTTGTTGCTGTTTCCTATGATTCGAATAAAGTATTAAATAGTACTGATGGTGTAACATGGAGTAGCAGCACATTACCCGTTGGTAGTGTTTGGGCTTCAGTAGCATTTGGAAATAATAAATTTGTTGCTATTTCCTATGATTCGAATCAAGCAGCATATAGTACTGATGGTATATCATGGACTGTTTCTGCATTACCAGCATCACTTTCTAATGTTATGACTTCAATAACATATGGTGGTGGAAAATTTGTTGCGATTTCAACGTTTACCGATGAAGCAGTATATAGTACCGATGATGGTGTCACTTGGACTGCTTTTACAATGCCAGATGGGATAGGATACAATTCAATAGCATACAGTGGAACTAGATTTGTTGCTATTGGAGGTATTAATTCAACAGCATATAGTACTGATGGTGTTTCTTGGAGTATAGGTGCATTACCTAATAATGATAGCTTGTACTCTAAAATAGCATATGGAAATGGTAAATTTGTTGCCTTTCCCGATGCTATTACGAATAAATTCGCATACAGTACCAATGGTATATCATGGACTATTGATATATTACCATATGCACTTGAATGGACTTCTATAGTATACGGAGGAACTCGCTTCATTGCTGTTGGTGTTGATGATGCATCAATATATAGTACTAATGGTATAACATGGAATACTGCATTATTACCATCTAATTCTGCTTGGAGTTCGGTAGCATATGGTAATGGTAAATTCGTTGCCGTTGCAATTGCAAGTAATAACGGAGCATACCTTTTAGAATAATTAATGTATAGATTAATTATTTTTAATTTATGTTATAACTCAATATGAGTGAATATTATAATAAACAATATATAGGAGAACTTTGGTTAAAAGATTCTGAAGGAAATATCGTTTCTGGAAGTGATGCATTGACTAATGTATATGCCAAATATATAAACATAAATTCTTCATTTTACAATGAACTAACTTCAAATAGAATAATAACATATGATGTTGTTTATGATACTATTTTTGTAGAAACTCAATATGGTTATATTTTTGAAAAAATTTATAAAGATGATTTAGGTGTTATACAACCATTTAATAAACTAAATTTATTAAATGTTACAAAATCTACAAAAGTAGATTATTGGTTTGATGAGAGTTTAAATAAAATTTATTTTACAGATTTGTATTATTATGATGATTTTAATAGACCATCAAATCCTAACTATTTTGAATTTATTTTGACATTCAATTCATTTGATTGTCATTATGGAACAATTAAAAAAGAATTAATAAATAATATAAAAATAGGATTCAGTTCTAATGTGGATTGGAACGAACTTGCGTTTACAATGGAGAATCCTAAATTAACTTATAATAAAGACACAAAAACATTTAACATATCATTTATTCTTAGAAATTCTAAGAATACGCTTGGTATAGTTAGTTTGAATATTGCAGATGGAGACGTTCATAAAATTTCAGAAGTTAATGGATTTCTTCCATATTTTACGTTAGATTATGCTAATTCTGAAGTAATTGATTTGTTAACTATTCCAGCAAATACA